TGTTGCCGTCGTATGCCTTGCCCAACGCATTGGCAACGGTTTCAAGCGGTTTGCCTGTTGCAGTTGCTACGTCAAGTGCGGTTGAAAGTAAATCTTGCGCTTGTGTGATGTCGCCCGTCGATCTAACTAGGCGACCCAATGCTGGGCGCAATTCGTCGTCTGCCACACCAGTGGCAAGTGACATTTTCAGAATGGATTGTTCAGTTGCAGTAATTTGAGCATTCGTCGCGCCCGTGGCATTTTCCAATGCCAATGCCAATTGCGTTTGTGCCTTTTCGTCTTCGACGGCGGCTTTGACGCCTTCAATGCCGATCTTGATTGCGTAAGCACCAGCAGCAGCGGCAGCGGCAACAAACGCCGCGCCAATGACTTTGCCAGCCTTGCCAATCTTGTCGCCAAATGAATCGACGTCACCGCTTGCCGTTTTTAACGATTTGTTAAGACTGTCAACGTCGCCAAGAATCGAAAGTTTAAGGGTACGACTGCCAGCCATTAGTCAAACTCCTTAACTATTTTTGAAAATGATTCATTCCAGCGTTCAAGGATTTGAGGTTGGATACTGCGCAAGGTTGGATAGATAAACCAACCGCGTGACCCGCGACCTTCACGACCTGACCAAACAGGAAATTGCTTTTTTGTATTAGAACCAAATTCAAGCCCGCCCCATAGTTGTTGAGTTGTGCCGCCACCGGAAAATTTTTGTGCTGCAAACCCGTATGAAATCTCACCAATTTTTGACGACTTTGAAACTCTTGCGCCTGTTGCAAGACGAACCGAACCAGTCGTGTTTGTGCGCGTTGTTGCCGCCGCGTCAATCACGCTGGATTTGACGTAATCTGCTAACTCGCTTGACGCCCTTTTTGCTTGCGACAATGCTTCGTCGTCCATTGCCTTAAAAGATTGCACAATGGCACGCAATTCCGCTTTGTCATAACTGATTGCGTCAGTTGCCATTTGCGCGCCTTTCCAAAATCTCAATGACCGTCAAAATGTCTTCGGCACTTTCAAACTCATTTGGAGATAACCCTGTTGCCAGGGCTATCTCCCAAACGATTCGACTTAGGCTTCCGACTGGGTGGCTTTTGGGTTTGCTTCACCGACGATCACTTCGGAAATAGTTTCCGTCCATGCTTCGATTGGCTTGACTGGCTTGCCAGCGGCTTCTCGCTTCATGGCGTGATAGGCAAGAAAGATTAAATCGGAAATTCCGATCTTGTCTTGCGCCTGGGCAATGGTGTGACCCGTTTGCTTTTCCCACTTCACCCATTCAGGCGGTGCAGCCGTGTAGGTGATTTGGTCGCCGTTGTTGTATTCAATTGTTATTGGTAACTTCATTTTGTCTCCCGATTGTTAGTTGCTAGAACGTTTCTGAAGGTGTTCCCACCACAATGAATGATAGGTCAACAGTCTGTGCGTCTGGTGCTGCCCCGCCGACCGCTGGAAATACTGGCATGACGTTGAATGCAAAGACCGCACCAGTCACGGCAGTCAATGAAACCGCCAATGTTGTGTTTGGTGCAGTTTCGCAGGCAGTCCATAGTGCTTCGCACAATGAACCAGTCGCGCCCCAGTCAGCCAGCATTGAAATGTCAAATGTCCACTGATCGTCAATGTGCTTGTAAGCCTTGCCGTCTAGTGTTTGGTACGTCTCCACTGTTGGTGAATTCGCGAGTGTTGCGCTGGTCGCCTGCGCGTCATAGTTAACGGTTGCAATGGTCACGACTAAATCGCGACCCGTAATGATTGTCGTTGGCATTTTGTCCCCTAGGTTGTTTGAGTGTAGTAAGTCGAAACATTGATGTCAGCAACCAGCATTGGACTTTGACCTACTTCCAACACCGTTGGCTTTTCAACAACGCCCACGACGTATCCTGCGGGCATCGCCGCAAGAATTCCTATGATGAGTTTTTCCAGGTTGTCTAATGAACCTGCGTTGCTATTGGAAGCAACGATTGCAGTGATTGCAAAATTGATCTTGACCTGAGTTTTTGCCTTACCAATAAGCACAACTTCCATGTATGGCGAATCGGGCACAATGACGATTGCTGGTGGAATCGGTGCTTCAGGCACGCTTGAATAGCAGGTTGCCGCTAGTGATGAAAAGGCGGTTGCTAAGGCTGCGCGGGTTTCGGAAACGGCGTTGGCTGGCATTTATTGAACGACCGTCTCAACGTCTAAAAATGGCATAAGCAAGGTTGACACGCGGTTGGTCAGGCTTCGACCCATGCGATACGGCGTTGAAGCAAAATCCACGCCCTCGATCTGACCGCCTGCGGCAACGCGTGACTGGAAAACTTCCACGCTAACTGCCAGCACTGCCGATTCAATTGGTGCGCTGGTCGCGTATAAATCAGCTGCGGAATAGCCCTGAAGTGTTGCCGTGCCCATTGGAATGATCTCGCGCAATGTGACATTTGATGAAGTCAATGCAGCGGTGAACGAATAAGGCGTTGCGGTAACGACTGTGTGTGTTGCGGTGAACGGTGCTGGCAAACCAGCAACAATGATTGATTGACCTGCAACAAAATGGTGGTTGCGTTCAGTGTAAAAATACGCAACATTTGATTCAAGTTTGTACGACTGGATTGCTGAAGTGTTTGCGACAAGCATTGGCAAAATCACGGCTTCAGCGGTGTTGATTATTTCGTCTAAATAACTGTCACTGTATAAAGAGACGCTCACGCCTAGCACTGTTCGCAATTGACTGGCGGTGACAATACTAGGCATGAGCGTTCCTTTCGATCTGCTGCGGCGAGATCGGGAGAACCCGCCGCATGATTAGTTTGTGGCGATTAAGCCTTGTTATTTTGGAACGCACCAGCGGCAATTTTTGTTGCCACTGCACCGAATGAATAAACACCAACGGTGATTGAACCATCAGCAGTTGATTCAGCGCGGAGTTGGTATGAAGTCCCCTCATACCATGTGTAAGCGTCAGGGTTAACGATTAGCAATGTACCGTCCCCGTCCCCTGCGTTTGTTGGGTCAACGTACAGGTTCAAGCCCGCAACGTTTCCAGTCAAACTTGTTGGCACTGAAACACCAGGTTGATTCATAGGATTTGAAACCTGTGAATAAATTGGACGTCCAGCGTCATTCAAAGTCATTAGATTTGACCACTGACCAGTTGAAGCAATCATGTTGCGTGCAAATGGATTTGCAAGTCCAGCCGTTGCGCCATAAACGCTTGCTGCACCGCGACCAATAATTCCAAGCAGTTCAGCAGCGGTTGGGTATGTTGCAACTGTTGTTGCGTCAACTGTTGCGCCAGCGATTAACTGTGCGTTGACGTAAGAGTTTTGCGCCTTTGCCATTGCTGCAACCATGTTGCGCAATAGTTCGTCGTAGAACAATGGTGATGTGCGTGTCAATAGTTCAACTGAAAACTTCTGTTGTCCAGCAAACTTCTTAACGTCCACTGATAGAAACGCTGAGTTCTGGTCTGTATTTGAAAAGATTGCGTCTTCAGCAGCAATTGCAACTGTTGGTGCAGCAGTAATTTTTGGAATCTCAAAAGTCATTCCAGCGTCAGGCAATGCACCGCGAGAAATCGCGTCAATGCTTGGGCGGATTGTTGTTGATAGTCCGTTGATAACTTCTGACAACTGACGTGTTGGAACAAGTCCAGCGTTGTCTGTTGTGTTGTCTGCTGCCAAAACGTATTGGCGTGCGTTTTCGTCACCTGTTGCAGCAAGAACCTTGTTTTCAAGATACTTTGCAGCAGTTAACTCAATGCGTGGTGTTGCTTTCCAACCACCAACCGCGTTTGCGGTTGCGGTGATTGACTGGGCGGCTTCAACCGTTTCGGCGGTTGCAGCGTCTTTGACGGTGTCTTCCACTTCGTCTTCTCCTTCTGTTGGTTGTGTTGCTTCAGGTTCAATTGTTGAATCTGAAATCTGTTCGTCCTCTGTTGCGGCTACGGATTCGACGCGGGCTGATCGAATTGCAGGTTCGCTAGTTAGCGCAACGCCTGTCAACTCACCCATGAGAATGCGTACTGTGCCGTCTTTAAGTGTCTCGTATTCGTCGAATGAAACTTCAACGCTAAACCCGTCACGCAAACCTTCTTGCGCTTCGACCAATGCGTCATTGCCTGCGGTTGTCTCAGCGATCTTAAACGTCGCGTCGATTCCCTTTTCGCTTGATTCAATTGAAAGTGTTTTGCCGATTCGACGTGTACGGTCATGTTCAAGGTTAAGCAAAACGGCGGTTGGTTCGATTGAACCAGCAGCGAATTGAACCTTGCCAATTGACGCGTTTCCAGTTTCCTCGAACGTCACAATGCGACCGGAAATGGTGCGACTGTTTGAATCAGCAGCCGTGATTTGCATTGGTGTTATGACTTTTTTCATAGCAGCATGTCTTCTTCCTCGCGTATTTCGTCGATCGACATTGCGCCGATACGATTCAAGATTTCATAAACCTGCGCGCGCTCGTAAGGATTACCGCGTAGGAAATCGTCTAAATCAAACGTCACGCGGTTACCCGCTGGTGTGAAATCAGCAAATGACAAACGTTGTTCAATGATCGACATGAAATTGCGGAATGCAAAATCAACCAGGTCACGACGCTTATCTAACGCGTTTGAATAAGTAAATGAAGACTGTTGCGAATCTGTGAAGTATGCAGGCAGACCGCATGCGCGTGATAATTCAAGTGCAACGTAATTGCGGGCTTCATTCAGCTGCAAATTCTTTGGGTCGTAACCCAATGTTTCAAGCGTTACGTCAGCATTCAAAAACGCCGTTGATTTGTTTGCACGGGCAGTACGCCATGCGCTCAGCAACTTTGAAACACGATCTGCTGGAAGTGATGTGCCATTCGATTTCAAAACCATTTGTGGAATTGGTTCAACGGCAAAATTCATTGCAGCGCGTTCAAGTGCAGCCGCAGCCTTGATCGTACGACCTGCGCGAGATAGCAAACCTTCTTGCGTGCCCTGGAAAACAACTAGGTTTGCTGGGTCAACATAAGCACCGTCGATTTGATACGAAACAATTTCATAGCCCATGCCATTGGTTTGAATGGTTACGCGCTCAGGCGCAACTCTTTCCATTGCACGGATTTTGCCCGTGTCTGCGTACCTATCCATGACAAATGCATACGCGCTCGGAAAAAAGAAAAGATCGGAAATAATCCATGACCAAAATGTTGCACCAGGGATTCGTGGGTCAGGCTGATTGATAACGCGCGGTTGTGAAACCTTTTCGCCTGTTGCTTCGTTGCGTGTATGCATTGGCAGTGACGCAATTGTTTGAATGATTCCCAACGCACGCGCGCAAGTAGGCACGCTCATTGCTTCGGCACGCGAAGCCGTTATCACGCCGCCGAATAAGAACAAATTCCCAACTTCGGAATAGTACGGCGCGATAGCAGCTGCGTCCACGTTGGTGGCTTCGACTGGAACGGCAGCCGTAACCTTTGGCGTGAATAGATCAAAAAATCCCATGCCCGAATTGTGTCAGGCTTATACGATCAACCAACCATGATGTCAAGATCATTCTCTGGGCGTGTCGCAAAGTGTGTTGCAAGGGCAACTGCCACTGCACCGCAAACAACCGACTGTGACGCCCTGCGTCCAATGACCCAACCCCCGTCACCACGACGTAATTGAACCGCCGCCAAAACTTCTTCGGATAATTGACTTTGCCCACGGTGCTTCAGGCGACCACTATTGATCGCCGACAACATTTCGTCGCATGCTTGCGGATAGACCCCGTCCATGTCGAAAATCGGAATGCCAGCGGGTGCAAGGCGGGCGGC